CAAGAATCACATACAAGAGCACTGCGCACCATCTCATATCGCTTGAATTTCTGAGATGAACAAAATCTGTCCCGATGGAGAAGGTAGATCCCGATCTCCCTTTCACATCGAAGACCGAATTTTCGGTAGACTGGGCAAAGTTCCACAAGGAACTAGAGTCGCTGCCCGGCTTATGCAAATTAGACTCTGATCGATGGACGTACAAGTACAACGTTGAAGAGACTCGAATGAACACTGACCCCTTTGTTCGTAAGTCCATGAAAATATGGGATGCCTCACGGTACTCATCACTTTATGGCAAATCAAAGCGCGCTAAACTTCAGACAGGAGTTGAATCCTTTAAGATGTTTGGCAAGCCTCAAAAAACATGGGGCCGGATGCCAGACGAGTACCGCTCTTCATATCTGCAGGCAGTCAAAGACGCCAAACACGTGTTCACCCCGCGTGAGAAGCTATTCCGACTATCTGTACCTAACGTCTGTGATCACATGAACCTTGACTCTGCAGCAGGGTTCTCCTTCCCTGGAAAGAAGAAGTCAGAAGTAGTTGAGGAAGCTTTTGACACTGCCAGCTATATGGCACACTTCATTTCCGCCGGGAAGCGCATATTCATTCCTCCGGCTAAATTGGCTTTGCGTGGCCATCTTTCCGAAGTTGATGCCCTGAAAACAAGACCTGTTTGGGTCTTCCCTTTCGAGATTACTATACTTGAAGGCAAATGGGCGATTCCGTATTATGAATTTCTTGAACAGGAAGTTCCAGCGGTTCACTTTGGTGAAGGTGCAATGCAGCGACTCGCTAAGATGATGATGTCTGACGTAGCATCACATTCTGAGTCGACTGAAGTAACGCTAGATTGGTCAGGCTTTGATGGCTCCGTTCCTAATTTTATGATCGACGATGCATTCGACATTCTATTTGGAGCCTTCGATGAGACGTCGGTGATGCACGATGGTGATCAGGTTTATGGCGGTGATTACATGGCTAGCAAGAACGAAGCAGTCAAGGATTTCATCCGCACTTATTTCAAGAAAACCAAGATCATGATGCCAGACGGAAGTGTATACAAGAAGTTCCACGGAATACCGAGTGGTTCATACTTTACACAGGCAATTGGATCGATTGTGAACTGGATCGCGAATAAAACATTGGCTCACCACTTTAAGTGGAACATGCAAAGGCTGAGAGTTTTGGGCGATGATAGTTCATTCCTGATTCCGAATGGCATGTCGAAGGTAAATTCTGGAGATGTATCTCGGGTCGCTTGGGAGGCCTTTGGATTTACCTTGAAAATTGAGAAGCTGAGGATCGCTAACCAGCAAAAAGATCGTAAATTCCTCGGTTATTCAGTCAGTGCCTATCGTTACGAAAGGCCTACCGATGACTGGTTCTCAATGGTGTTGTACCCCGAAAGAGATGTCGAATTCTTGGAGCAGTCCGCTTCGAGAGTTTTCGCCTTCTATCTCCTAGGTGGATGTAATGATGTCGAGTATTGTGATTTCTTTCACGATTACATTAATCGATATCCGGTGTTGTTTGGCAAGACGCTTCCTCTCACGAGGGGGCTCAAACGTCTTTTTAAGTACGTGTTGCGCTTGCCTATTGATAGTTTGGTTTTTCCCAACCTGTCGAATTTCGACTTATTGAAGGTGCCCTTCTCCCTGTCCCTTGGAGATCGGCCATTTGGGTGAAAGGATTCTTCGGAAACC